CTGCTCCTGTGTCTTGGCGACGTTGGGGCCTTTGCTGACCTTCGCGGCTCCGCCCAGCTTGCCGAGGACGACGGCGGCGGGGTTTTTACCTTCCCACCGAATTGAATCCGGCTGAGTATTAAGGCGGGCTGTGGTCATTGGCTTGAGCTTGTCGTGCGCGACAGTCAAGGTGAGGCCGTAGGGCGTCGCCACTCGGGCGCTGTCGCCTTCGACGGCAACGACAACTCCGGTAAGCGGTTCGCCGTTCGGATCGGACCAGCGGACGGTGGTGTTTGTGGTGATCATTGCTTTCTCCTGTGGGTTACGCGCGGCCATAGAACTGATCGGCGGTACAGCCGCGCTCTACGATTGCCATGGCGACGAGCAGCATGTTTTGCGGAACGTATCAGGCTTTTTCGGCTGCGTTCCAGCGGGCCTTGCATTCTGACTTCAGCAGGTCTTTGACCGGGTAGGTGTTTCCGTAAACTCGTGCGCTGTTCATACTTTAACTATAAGCGCTTATCGTTGGCGCGTCAAGTCTTTTTTTTGAAATGCCATAAAAATAATTCTCCTTCTCCTCGCCCTCCCACTCCTCGGCCAAATCCGGCCCGACCAAATCAAGCTCGTGCCCTCCCCACGCACCACCCCGCCATGGCCGTCAAGCTTGCCGCCTGGGACATCGTCGCGTACAGCTCCAAAGAAGCGGCGGCTGCCACAAACCAGCAACGCCGCGTAATCGTCATCCAATAGTCACTACCCAACACCCGGCCACCTAGCCCCGTTCCGCAACCAGCGGAGCGGGGCTTTTTGCGTCTCAAATGCTATATAGCAGTTTGTTGCGCATGGCTGCATGTTGCCACTTGACGAAATGCGGCCATGAAGCGCATAGTGGGTCTGTGAGCAACACAGCAACTACACAAGAGCAGCGCAAGGCAGTGCAGATCACGATGCTGCCCAGCGTTCACACGGCCATCATCACGCGGGCAAAAGAGCTTGGCGTCCATCCTGGTCGGCTGGTGGAGTGGGCTTGGGGTGTTGCAACTAAAAAGGAGAAGTCGAAGTGAGCCACGGAATACACCGTTACCCAACCAACGCCGCCGCGCTGCCGATGACAGCCGGAGCGAAGCGCGCCGGGGAGTTGATGGAGCGCGACATGCAGCGCAAGCTGCGAACCAACGAGGCGTTCGACCTGCTGGGCCGCATCGCCCGCGCTGACAGTCGGGGCGACTACGCCTTAGTCGGCACGCTGATCGAAGAGGCGCGCGGTCTCGTCGCTGAAACCGGAGGTGCGCTGTGAAGCCCAACGCCGACGAACTACACGCCGCGCTCTGCGGTGACTACTGGGGCGCCATGCGGTCGATGCAGCGGCGAACTGGGTTGGGCTGGGATGCGGTGATCGCTGCGTTTTTGGCGGCTGGCGGTGCGGCATGATTACCTGGGGCGGCGGGCCGGAAGACTTGCGGACTCTTCAGCGGCGGTCGGATTTGATCGCCGTGGCGGCGGCGTTGGTTTGGGTGTTGGTTTGGGCGGTGACGCGATGAGCGGCCAACGGCGGGCGAATTGGCGGACGGAGATGGACGCGGTGATTGAAGTTCACGAGGCAAAGATGCAGCTTTGGCGTGACAACGAAACGGCAACGCGGGACGGGCAAGTAGCTACGCTCTGGGCTCGGATTGAATATATGGAGCGGTGGCGAGCCGCACTAGTGAAAGGCTACGCAGTTATGGCAATTCCGTTGTCGATGCTTGTTATTTGGGCGGTGACGCGATGAACCGCCGCGACGTTGCGCCGCAATTGTTTCTGTTGATTATCCTGCTGTGCTTTGCGATGGCGCTGGGTGGGCTGTTTTACGAGGTGTGGCATGGATAGGCAACTTACCAACGCGCCGCGCTTCGACTCGCTGGAGCGCCATGTGCCGGACTGCGGCGCCGATGAACTGGTGTACGAGATTGACCAGTTGGTTTCGATGGCGAAGGATAAGGGGCGGCTGGAGGTAGCGGCGTTACTTCGGCAGGCGTTGAAGCAAGCGGTGAAGGAGGGAGAAGATGGGCTCGGTTAACGATCAACGGCGTGAGCTTGGATTCCCTACCATCGGCAGCGCTGAAAACGTAGCGATGATTGCGGCGGCGGCGCTTGATCAACTGATGCACGATGCGCGGCGGGCTGGGCTTGTTGATCTCGTTGAAAAGCTGGATGCGGCGTTCCAGCAAGCGGTGGAAGATTGCAAAACGACAACGGAGGAAGCATGTTTGAGCGAGCAGTAAAGCGAAACGCAAAACTACGGTTTGCGATCTGCGGGCCAGCGGGAGCGGGTAAGACCTATTCATTGCTGGAACTGGCGAAGAATTTGGCTGGCGGCGGAAAGGTCGCGGTCATTGACACAGAGCATGGTTCGGCAAGCAAGTACGCCGACCTGTTTGAGTTTGATGTGGTGGAGCCGTCCACCTTTGATCCGCGCGATCTCGTGAAGACGATTGACGCGGCGGTAGATGGCGGGTACGCGGTCATCGTGGTGGACTCGCTGTCCCATTACTGGATGGGGAAGGGCGGAGAACTTGACATGGTGGATGCCGCAGCCAAGCGATCAAGTGGCGGGAATACGTTCGCGGCCTGGAAGAATGTCACGCCGTACCACCAAGCCTTGGTTGATAAGATCCTTTCAGCCAAGATTCATGTTTTGGTGTCGATGCGCACCAAAACCGAATGGGTCATTGAAGAAGTCAACGGCAAGCGTTCGCCGCGAAAGATTGGGCTGGCACCGGTCATGCGCGACGGCATCGAGTTTGAGTTTGACGTGTGCGGAGAAATTGACCAAGACAATACCCTCACGGTCACCAAGTCACGCTGTCCGAAGTTGAGCGGCGCGGTTCTCAATCGACCAGGGCGAGAAATGGCCGAAACACTGCTGGACTGGCTGCAAGGCGCTCCCGATGACCGACCGGAGCCGCCAGCCTGGGCACCAAATCAGCCGCTGATTGACGCCTTTGCGGAGGCTGCGAAAGAACTCTCTGCTGAGGACGTGATGTCGGTTTTGACTGATTTCGGCGTCGGGCGGCCGCAGCAGTTCACCGACAAAGCACAAGCAACCGCCTGCTATAAGGCGCTGGTGGCGAAAGCCGGAAAGGGCAAATAATGCCGTATTTAGCACAAGCAACGGTCATGGGACACCTCGGCCGAGACGTGGAGACAAAGCACGTGGCATCAGGTAAAGCGCTGCACACGTTCAGCGTGGCCGTCACTGAGAAGAAGGGGGCTGACAAGGTTACATCGTGGTTCAATGTCAACGTGTGGGGCGATCTAATCCAGTGGAAGCTGGACGAGCTGAAAAAGGGCGCTTTGGTCCTTGTCACGGGACGGCTCGCGGTTGAGACATGGGAGAAGGACGGCGTGAAGGGCAGCAAGACGGTCATCACCGCTGACCCTTTCAATGGCGTTCAGGTGTTCGGTGGCGGCGACAAGCAGGACGGCGGAGGGTTGGTGAGTCAGCCGCGTGGCGCGCAGCGGGCGTCAATTGACAGCGGTATTTCTGACGACGACGTACCATTCTGACCCCGTGGGCAGCCGCCCACGGCCTGCCGCTGAACACCACGCACGATCTCGGAAATCAGCGTCGGCGGCAGACCGGGCGCGGAAAGCTCCCGGAAAAGAGGCAGAACGTATACCCCTGAAAACCTGAGGATTTGTTGAATTCTAGGCGGGCTGGAGAGACACTGGCCCGCCGAAAAAAGGAATGATATGCCACGTGAAGAACGCTGTAAATGCGGCGAATGCCGACTCTGTAAGCAACGAGACTGCCAGCGGAAAGCGCGCCGCCGATTTACTGACGTGGTGTGGCCGGAGGACGCATGGGGCCAAGAGGCACGCAAGGAAGCAGAGCGGCTGATGGGTTACTCGTCGTCGCTTGCGAACCAGGAAGCATGGCTGTATCAGGGCAAATCAAAGCGCAAAGCTAGACATGCTGGCGCGGAATAGGAGAGATCAATGCTAGAGATTATTCGAGAGGCATTAGAGGCGGCAATGTACCGACCTGGCGACGAGTCGGCCGAGAAATGCCGGGAAGCACTGACCGCCCTGCGCGGGCTGGATTGGAAGCCGATGGCGGAGTTGGAGGCGTTTGAGCCTCAAGGAGTTCGGATTGGCTACCACGGAATCGTTTCGTGGGTTATGGCCCCTTATATCGCTTATCGGCGCGGTGAGGTTACCTCGACTTACACCCACTTCTGCCGCCCGATCCTGCCTACGCCGCCGAAACGGGAGGTGGAGTGATGGAGGTGGCTTTGGCTGGCTCTGCGTGTCTATTCGGCATCGCCTACCTGCGCTGGAAGCCCACCCGCGCTGGCATCTGGAACTATATCGCGGCCTGGGCGGCGGCGAATCGTGACGCGGCGATTACGCGGGAGCAGAAGCGGCGGGAGTATTTGGAAGCGGAGGTGGTGTGATGGCTGATGCACGGGACCGACGGATAGCAAAAGAGGCGCTGGATTACGCCGCGTGGCAGTGCCAAGAGTGCGGCATTGCAAAAGAAGAGGCCTTGCGTATCGTGTCTGAACAATACGACGACACTGACGCTCTGAAGAAAGGCGGCGAGTGATGGCGGATAAGACGCTGGCAGAGATCGCGGAGAAGGTATGGACGGATGGTGATGGGTGGAATTGGCAAGACGTAATCGACGCCGTAGTCTCCGCTCACGAGGCGCGGCGGTGGCGTCCAATTGAGAGCGCGCCGAAGTTTCAGTACGTGGATATTTGGGCAGGTGGTCGGCGCATCCCGAACGCGCAACAATGCCCCACGCGGACAGGTGGCGATGAGTGGCGCTGGTGGAGTAACGGAGCGATGGTCTTGGAGGAAGCCACCCACTGGGCCCCCATCCCCACCCCGCCGCAGGAGGTGGAGCGTGGCGATGATAACTGAGCCGACAAAGGTTGGAATACGCGTCACCTGTTCGGTGTGTGGCGGCGTGAAAGATCCAGTTGGCCGCTCGCTGATATTCAGCGGGTGCAATGCGGATTGCAAAGGGTATCGGTTTGACCCTAAGCCCGGCGATCTGTTCCCCGGCGAGACGGACGCCGATTTTGGTTACCCGTCTCGGAAGCACGCCACGCGCCCGATGACGCCGGAAGAGATTGCGAAGTGGAAGGAAAAGGAGGTGGAGCGTGGAGCGTAGCGCGGAGTTTTACCGTGGAGCCAAGTGGATCATCGATGGCTGCTGTGATCCATCCGTAGCGCATGCACTTGACCGCCTCCTCGCCGAAGCCGAAGCCCGCGAGGCCAGCGTGCCCACGGCAGCGGATGTGATCGCGGCGGCGGAGCGGGCGCTGGAGGCGTGGATGGCGCACATGAAGCAGCCAGCAGGAGTTAGCGGTAGTTACGGAGCGTTACTGGAGAGCTTGGCAGTGGCGCAGAACAGCACCGAAGAAGCCATCTCTTTGATCGCCAAATGGAAAGAGGCCCATAATGCGTGAGAAGTTGGACGAACTGGCGCGGCTGCACGGCGAGGCGCAAAAGACGACATGGCAGGCGGGAGCGGCGCGGGAAATATACGCAGCCTTCCCCGCCATCCTGGAGCACCTGCGGGAGTTGGAGGGGGAGCGGGACCTCATGCACGCGGCGCTGTCCGACATCTACTACCGTTCCATCCCGCTTGGCGAGGATAGCGGGCACTCGACAATTTCGCATATCGCCGCCGATGCGATGCGTGGGAAGAACAGCAACCCACTCGCCGCCCGCGACGCCCAGCAGCGGCGGGAGGGTGCGGTGATGAAACTGCTTGACATGTCGCTTGGCGGGTTCGCGTGGGACGAAACAGGCCTGCTCCGGGAGGCTGAGTCGATGCTTTTGGACGCCGGGCAACGAGAACGTTACGAGACGTTACTGGCAGAGGCCCAGCGGCTTCGGGAGGGGAAGTGATGGGACACGCAACCACATACACAGCAGTCGATGCCTACGAATGGCTAGTGAAGTGCGAGTGCGGATGGATGAAGCGAGTGGGCGGAAAGATCGATGCCGTGATCGCCGAGTGCGACATGCACCAGTTTGAGAACGGGCCTTCCGCCGCAGATCGGGCAGCGGACATAACCGCCGAGCGCGACCAACTCCGAGCCGAGGTGGAGCGGCTGCTGGCAAATTTAACACAGTCTATTCTGCGCCACCACGCCGCCATCGCCCGCGCCGAAGCCGCGCCGGAGGTGGGGGCGTGATCCGCCTGACGATGTGGGTGCTGGCCGGGGAAGGCTGCGTGTTTGGCAGCGGGCAAGGGGAGGTTCGGTTGTTTCGGACGAAGCGCGAGGCGCAGCAGTGGCGGGCGGACAACCTGCTGTACGCCGCCTACGACAACTGGAAGCCCAAGAAAGTGACGGTCACCGATGCGAACAAAGGCTGAGGCGCTGGCGAAGCCGCTGGCTGGGGATAAGTGGCTGATCGACGATGGGCAATTAAATCTGTTGACCGTCCACGCTAATGGCAGATTGATCGTGAGCGATGGCAGGTTTACGTTTCGCATGTTTACGCGAGCGTTTCGGAAGTGGGCTGGCAGAGCTAAGTTTATTGGCGGTGCGGAATGATCCGCCGCGTCCGCATGGCCCGCAAGCGGCTGGATTGGGTAGAAGGATGTGATGGCAAGACAGTCAAAGGAAAAATACGCCTTATGCTGGGCCGTGGCGGATCAGTTGATAGCGTGCATGGCGCCGACACCCTCCGCGCCGCCATCGACGCCGCACGAGGTAAGCCATGACGCGCCAACCACCGCAACTGGCCCGCATCGCCGAGCTGGAGCGCATCTACGCCGACGAGTACCCCACGGCGCCACGGGCGGAGCGGAAACGGTGGGCGGTTGAGTCCGCGCAGTACGAGGCCGATGAGCGGGACGCGATACAGAACGAGCAGTAACCCCGGTTTGCCGACGCGGGGGAGGAAAGGGAGCAAATGACGTTTGGAAGCCTATTCGCGGGAATTGGCGGGATGGACCTTGGCCTGGAGCGGGCCGGGATGACGTGCAAATGGCAGGTCGAGATAGACCCGTTCTGCCAGAAGGTATTAACGAAACATTGGCCGGAGGTGCCTAAGTATGGAGATATCAAGGAAGTCACAGGAGAGCAACTTGGAGACGTCGATTGCATCGCAGGCGGATTCCCTTGCCAGGATCTCAGTATCGGTGGATCTAGACGCGGTATTGTCACCGGCACGCGAAGCGGGCTGTGGTCAGAATACGCTCGTCTCGTTGGGGAAATTCGACCACGATTCATACTCATTGAGAACGTCTCAGGCTTGCTTGACAACGCCGCTATGCGCCGAGTTCTCGGAGACCTTTCCGAGCTTGGGTTTAATGCTCAATGGCGAAGTTTTCGAGCAACCCAATTCGGCGCATGGCATGAGCGGCTTAGAGTTTTCATGGTGGCCTACCCCGCAAGCATCGGACAACCGCTTTGCCCTAAGTTCTTTTGGCTCGACCCTGCGGAATCCATTGCGCAATCCGGGTATTGGGAAAACACACTGGTGCCACCCCGAATTCAGCGAGTGGTTAATGGGGTTCCCGTTGGGTTGGACAGACTTAAAGCCTGCGGAAACAGTATTGTCCCCCAAGTCGCCGAGTGGATCGGACGCCGAATAATCGAAGCGGATCAGCAGTAACCCAGGCTAATGCCGACGGCCTGAAAAAGAGGAGCAAAATGAGACCACCATGGAAGCCGGGCGACCCATGCCCGCATTGCAAAGAGCCGATTTACTCACGGGACGAGATGTACAAGGTCAGCCACAACGTCTGCCGCCCATGCGGCCAGAAGGCGAGGCGGGAATACCTGGACAAGCTGAAAGCAGCACGCCCGTCTGAGCGTAACTGCGAGGATTGCAGCGCGTTCATCAGCGGTCTGACCACGGCCACCCGCTGCGCTGCGTGCGTGGCAAAGAGACGCGCGGAAGGTGCCCGCCGAGGCAGTGAGGCAATGATGGAAAAGCGCCGCTCTGAGCGGGCGATGCGCGAGGCTACGTGCGGGCAGGTGGATAAGCCTAGGAACGCTTGCGCTGCTTTTAAAGGCCTGCGTGGAGGCCCTGATTGCGAGTGGGCGACACTGGCGGATGTTGGGAATACAGTGCCACGGTGGGCTACTTTGGATTGGGGGCGGGTATGACATACGAAGAGTTCATTGTGTCGAAACAACGGTATGCAAAGCCGTGTGGATTTGGGGTAACCGACATCAACGCGATGATGAAACCGTTTCAGAAATCCATCGTCCGATGGGCGTTGCGCGGCGGGCGTCGTGCAATTTTTGCAGATACGGGCATGGGCAAGACGTTCATGCAACTCGAATGGGCTCACCGCATACCGGGCAAGGTTCTAATTCTTGCTCCGCTCGCGGTGGCAGAACAGACCGCGAGGGAAGCTGACAAGTTCGGCATTCATGGCGCGGCTGTGGTGAGTGATCCATCGGATGACCGCATCCAGATCACCAACTACGAGAAGATTCACCGATTCACACCGGAACGCTACAGCGGAATCGTGTTAGATGAGTCGAGCATATTGAAGGGATTTACGTCGAAGTTTCGCGCGGCGCTGACGGAGTTCTCTGAACCAATCCCGTACCGACTGCCATGCTCGGCAACGCCAGCTCCAAACGATTACATGGAACTCGGAAACCATGCGGAGTATTTGGGCGTGATGAAGTGCTCAGAAATGCTCGCCATGTTCTTCACCCACGACGGCGGCGACACGTCGAAATGGCGGCTCAAAGGGCACGCGCAATCGGAGTTCTGGAAATGGGTAGCATCATGGGCGGTGGCCGTTCGGCGACCCTCCGATATCGGGTTTGACGATACCGGCTACGACCTGCCGCCGCTGAACATGTACCAGCACGCCATCGAAAGCGGCATCGTGCCGGAAGGCAAACTGTTCATGGTTGAGGCTGAGACGTTACAGGAGCGGCAAGCGGCGCGGCGTGACACCATAGCGCTTCGCGTGGCGAAAGCGGCCGAACTGGCGAACGGCGACAACGGGCCGTGGATCATGTGGTGTGGGCTGAATGATGAGTCTAAGGCCATCACGGCTGCGATCCCGGGCGCGGTGGAGGTTACAGGTTCGGACTCGCCGGAACACAAGCGTAATTCCATGCTGGCGTTTCAGCGAGGCGAGATCCGCGTGATCGTGAGCAAGCCGGAGATCATGGGGTTTGGCATGAACTACCAGCACTGCCGCAACATGGCCTTCGTCGGCATGTCGGATTCCTTTGAGCAGTTCTATCAAGCAGTGCGGCGCTGCTGGCGCTTCGGCCAAACCCGCGAAGTCAACGCGCACGTCATCACGACCGACATCGAAGGCGCTGTTGTGCGAAATATCGAACGGAAGGAACGTCAGGCCAACGAAATGATGGCCGGAATGGTGGATCACATGAGGAGCGAAATGGAGAAAAACTTGGGAGTCGAAAGCAATCAGAAGTCCGAGTACAAGCGCGACGTGTTTGCGGGTGAGCGGTTCACCGCTCATCTTGGAGATTGCGTCGAAGTGGTCGGCGAACTGCCATCTGATAGCATCCACTATTCGATCTTCTCTCCGCCGTTCGCCAGCCTGTACACGTACAGCAACTCTGACCGAGACATGGGCAACTGCGCCAACTACGACGACTTCATGACGCAGTTTGAGTATCTCGTCCACCAGTTACACCGCGTGCTGATGCCGGGGCGGTTGGTATCATTCCACTGCATGAACCTGCCGCTATCTAAAGAGCGCGACGGATTCATCGGCGTGCGCGACTTTCGCGGCATTCTGATTAAGCTATTTCAGGACGCCGGTTTCATCTTCCATAGTGAGGTTTGCATCTGGAAAGATCCGGTCACGGCAATGCAGCGGACGAAGGCCATCGGTCTCCTGTACAAGCAATTGCGCAAGGATTCTACCATCAGCCGTCAAGGAATCCCGGATTACTTGGTGACGATGCGCAAGCACGGCGATAACCCCGAGCGCGTCACCAAGACACACGAATCGTTTCCGGTGTCTTTGTGGCAGCGGTACGCTTCGCCGGTGTGGATGGATATCGACCAGTCGAATACTCTCGCTCGTGCCGAAGCTCGGGACGAGGAAGACGAGCGCCATATCTGCCCGCTACAGCTTGACGTGATCGAGCGCGGCATCCGGCTGTGGTCAAACGAGGGAGACACGGTTTTAAGCCCGTTTATGGGAATCGGGAGCGAAGGGTATCAGGCGTTGAAGATGCAGCGCCGCTTCATCGGAGCGGAGTTGAAGGAGTCGTACTGGCAGGTGGCGGTCAAGAATTTAAAGCAGGCCGAACACGACAAGATGCGCCAAGGAGGGCTGTTCGATGCAGCCGAATGACTTGATAGCGACAGCCCAGCGCGAGCAGCGGGAAGCGGCGGCGCGGTACATCGCAGATGGTCACCCGCTGGCAGAGTTGGGCATGGGTGACTGGTTTGCGGAAGAGTTCCTGATTGAGCATGAGTCCAAGCCATGACCCGCCCATGGACCCTACGCGAATCCCGCCTGATCGCCGAGCGCGTGATGGAGTGGCAGGTATTCGAGTTTGAAGGCCGACTATGGCTGACGGACCCAGGCCAGCGGCCTAACTGGCTGATGGATTGCGTGGTGCCAGACTGGCCGAGCGACCCAGCAGCCGCCGCAATGGCGTTGGCGGCACTTCAGATGGAAGGCGTGTCTACTTGGCAGCGCTGGGAGGCAGAAAAGCGGCTGTACGTGGTCACACTACACCACCAACACGACTCGCGCTATCCGGTGGTTGGCGAGGCGCGCGAGTGGCCCGAGGCTGTGATGCTGGCGGTTTTGGCGGCGGTGGAGCGATGAGGCGCAACGGGCGCATCGACGCCAACCAAAACGCCGTTGTCGCCTACCTGCGCGCGCTGGGGATGTCCGTTTGCATCCTCTCGCCGATGGGTAAAGGCATACCCGACCTGTTGGTAGGCTGGCGCGGTCTAAATGTGCTGCTAGAGCTGAAGGACGGAAGTAAGCCGCCATCGGCGCAAGAGCTAACCGGAGATGAGCGCGACTGGCACGCTAAATGGGCCGGCCAGCTTGCGACGGTCAACTCGCCGGAAACTGCGGCGCGCGTAGTGATCGCTGAGTGGGAGCGGCGGAGGGAATGACCGTCACTGACGAACTAAAGCGCATCGGCGCCGTCCTAATCCGCCAAAAGCGGCATCAGGTGTGGAGCTTGCCAGATGGGCGCAAATACGTGATGTCGCAGACGCCGAGCGATTGGCGGGCGGAGCAGAAGCAGTTGTCGATGTTGCGGCGGCTGCTCAAACCGGAACACGTCTGAGTACGTGATGGATAATTGATATGTGGGACTGATCCCCCACCTTTGCTCTGGTTCTGTGAGCGGGAGTTATGCCGACAACTCCCGCCACTTAAAGAACTAGAGCGGAAAGAACCGAGCAAAATCATGAACATATTCAACCCGCTAGCGGGTGCGCAGACTTGCGCGTGCGAGGCCTGTAAATGGCTTGGCTAAGGCTTTACGACGATATCCTCGCAGATCCCAAGGTTTTGATGCTTGGGCCGGAAGTGTTTCAGACGTGGATTTTGTACCTTTGCGCGTACAAAAAATACGGCGGAAACTTGCCCGACAATGAGCAACTAGCGTTTCTTCTACGACTTACGCCAGATGTGCTAGAGAAGCACATTCAGCGCATGGCCACTGTTCGCTTAGTGGAGATGGACGGCGATATTGCCAGACCACACAACTGGGACAAGTTTCAATACGAGTCAGACAGTTCCCGATCTCGCATGAAAAAACTGCGGGATAAGACAAATCCGGGAGATGTGACGGAAGTTGACCGTCACGGTGACGGCCACTCGCCGTCACATGTGACAACATCTCGCCGTCACGGTGACGGTCATGTGACGGTCATCACCGTCACACCCACACCGTCACATCACCGTCACAACGCCGTCACGGTGACGCCCTCAGAGACAGATACAGATACAGAGACAGAATCAGACGTTGCTGCTGTCGCAGCAACGCGCGCGGCGCCTCCGCCACCGACGCGGAAACAACAGCAGCAGCAACCCGAGTTCCTGCCATTCGGTGACGAGCTCGATGTACAGACTCTCGTATCGGAGGCCGTCGAGGATATCGCGCAGTTTTGGCCGATCCTGGGCAACGTGCCGAACGCCAAGCGGGTGTGGGAGCGACACGCGGTGGACGCGGTGGAAGGCCCGGAAGAGTGGTGCCGGAAGATTCGGCAAACGGCAATGGTTCACAGCGTCGCCCATGAGCAATGCCGGAAGTCGAACCAACGCCACTTCATCCCGACGCTGGAGAAGTGGGTGCAGGACCGCGATTACTCGCGCCCGGCGCCACGGGTGTTAGACAGCGAACAGCAGCCGGCGAAGAAATCAAATTTAGACATTGCGAAAGAGATGCTCGGGATACAGGAGAAAAACCATGCCCATTAGCTTTGAACTGGCCGCCCAGCGCATTGAAATGCTTTCTGGGCTTCCCTACTACCAAAACACGCTTCCCGAGGCCATGGCGAGCCTGATACACGCACTGGCGGCCGAAGCAGACAGCGATGCGATGGCTTGCAACGCAATGGAGGCGATACGCAGCGATATTGCGCGGGCGTCATCTTCCACCACCAACCGGATGCCGTCGCCTGGAGAGATACGGCTTTGGGTGCAGCAGGAAAAGGACAAGGCGCGCCGGTATTGGGTTTCGCCAACGGAGCCAGAGTTCTGCCGCAAGTGCGCTGGTGAGATGGCAGTGCTTCCAGATGATTACCCGATGCAATTTGAGATTGACGAAGAGGAAAGCAAGCGAATGGAAGCGGCGATGATTCCTTGCCCATGGTGCGTCAAATGACACCCGAACAGCTCCAAGCCATCGTGCTTATGCGCATGGAAATGCGAGAGTTACAGCGCCAAAACACGCTACTTCAGCGGTGCCTCGCCCAAGTGTCAGCGGACCAGGCGGCGATGTGGGAACTATTGCGCGTGGTAGGTGCTCTGAAAAAAGTTCAAAAAAGTCTTGACACGAAGAGGAACAACCATGTGATTCTATGATCAGGCCTGATGGTGTTGTAGGCTCAACCTCCGACGGGGTTTGTAGTGGCGGTACACGTCGCAAGCGCTAAGGCGCATAACGTTTTCGAGGAGCCGCGTTTGGACGAGATCAAGCTGGCCAAAAAGAACATTCCCGCGTACAACGTCGATGGCACGCGGGAGATGATCGACCTTAAAACGTTGAAGTTTCGGCGTGAGCGCGCGACTATTGCGCGCATGATCGAGAGAAAGAAAGACCGGGCGATCACGCGGATTTACATGAAGGCCGCGCCGAATCAGATCGCCAAGCGGATCACCGCGCAGGCTGAGGTGGTGAAGGTGCTGCCAACTACGTACACGCATCGTTCGTCGTTGATGGCTGGGTTTTGATGAGCGTTGTAGACGATTTCCAGAAGGCCAAAGCCGCGATTGACGAGGCGATATACGAAGCCATTGACCGTAAAGGCTACGTACCTTGTCACATGGCAACGGCGACGCGTAACGCAACGATCACTGGAGTCTTGGGTGTGGCCTGCTACAGCAAGACGGATGTATGCCATTCCTCCCCACTACCCGCTGGTGTCACCACTGCCAGCAACCCCACGCCGGGCGATGCAAGCACGAGCGTGGTACACCAGCAGAGCGCGGGTATGATGCTGCTTGGCGCGCTGTAAGGCGGCTGAAGCTATACCAGGACCCCTGCTGCGAGGATTGCCTACCTAGGATCACGCCTGCGGTGGATGTGCATCATGTTCGCAAGATTGCCGATGCGCCGCACTTGCGGTTGGTGATTGGAAATCTGATGTCGCTTTGTAAGGCGTGCCATAGTGTGCGGACTGCGCGGGGTGAGTAGCAGGTGGCAGGGGGGTAGGTTGAGGATAAAACGACCTGTCGTTGAACACCCCTCGCGCGTACGCGCCACCGATTCCAAGTTTCCAGTTTAGGTAATTTTTACCACCCATGAACTCCCGAGGCCCTCTTCCGCAGCCCGATTCCCGGCGCGGCATTAACGGCACCAACAACGCGCCGACCGACTTTCTCCAAGAGTCCGTCACCTCTCCGTCCTGGCTTCCCAAGCGACACCACGCCGAATTTCAAAAGCTGATCGACATGCAGCACGGGGCCGGTGTTGGTACCCGCCAAGCGGACGCTGACCTGTACGCGCAGTACGTCATCCTCCTGGACGATTTCCGCCGCGCTAAGGACCCGGACCAACGCCAAAAAGCACGCCGCGTCATGGCTGGCCTAGAAGACTCCCTGGTGATCGGCGAGAAGTCGCGCCAGCGCGTCGGCATTCGTGGCAAGAAAGCACCTGCAAAGGGCAAACTGGCGCTGATGATCGCCGAGAAGAATGGCACAGACGGATAACTATTTCGATCAGGCCAAAGTCGATCACGTCATCCGCTTCATCGAATCTCTTACGCTCACCAAAGCGACTAAATCAGACGAGCCTGAGCCGTTCATCCTCCTCCCCCATTGGCGCGAAGCAATCACCCAACTTTATGGGTGGCGCCGACCGGACGGACGACGGCAGTACCGCAAAGCGTTCCTGACATGCGGCCGGAAACAGGCCAAGACGCAATTTGCCGCTGGTGTCTGCACCTACGAGTTCTTCATGGGCGACACCGCCCGCCATGAGATTTATTTTGCCGCCACCGACGTATCACAGGCTGGCATCTGCTTCGACGCCGTCCACGACATGATCAAGGCCGAGCCAGATCTGTTGGAGCTATGCCGAATCACCCCTAGCCTAAAGCGGATCGAGAACCGCCAAAACGGCAACATCATGCGCGTGCTTTCCGCCGAAGGCGCTGGCAAGCACGGTTACAACCCGTCGCTGGTAGTCTGCGACGAACTGCACGCCTGGGGACCAGCTCACATGGAGCTCTACCGAGCTCTGACAACAGGTGGGAAGTCTCGCCGCGATCCACTGCGCATCATGCCCACGACCGCTGGTCACGACATGGAGAGCTTGTGGGGGCAAGAGTACCAATACGCCAAAGAAGTGCTGTCCGGCAAAATCAAAGACCAGTCGTATCTGGCCATGATTCACGAGGTTCCGATAGATGCAGACTGGCGTGACCGCTCTCTCTGGCCGTTGGCTTTGCCGCTCCTGAAAACTGGGCACCATCAGCTTGAGGACTACGAAGAGGATTTCCTAAAAGCCGAGCACAGCAAAGCCGAAGAGGCCACGTTCCGCCGCCTGTACCTGAATCAGCCGATGGGCTCTGAGACGGCGTGGTTGGACATACAGCTATGGGATGAGCGCACGGGTGCAGTATCCGAAGACGTGCTACGACAGGCTCCGTGCTTTGGTGGCTTAGACCTTGGCGCCACCCGCGACTTAACAGCGTTCACCCTGGTATGGAAGCTGCCTGACGGCAATGTATTCCTCCGCTCCTGGGGCTATCTACCCGAAGACGATGTACGAGGCCGCGAGAAGCGCGACGCCGTTCCCTATGGGCAATGGGCGCTTGACGGGCACATCGTTCTCACCCCAGGCAACGTTACCGACTGGCGATTCGTCGCTGACCACATCCGCACGTTAAACGAACAGTACCAGATCCAGAGCGTGTGTTATGACGCCTGGGGCGCACGCGACACCGCAGTAGCTCTCGCTGAGGGCGGCATGGAGGTGATCAAGTTTGGGCAGGATTACCGGGACCAATCGCCAGCGGTAAAGCGCGTCGAGGACCTACTGCATATGGGGCGGCTGATCCACGAAAACGACGCCTCTCTCCGTTGGTGCGTTGACAACACGATGGTGAAGTCAGACGACAATGGGCACCGCAAGATTGCCAAAGTACAGCGCTTGACCAACCGCAAACGAATTGACAAAGCCGCGTCGATGGTCATGGCCATTGGCGGGCTGATTCAGGCAGAAGAATACAGTGACCCGTACAGTGACGGGCGGGCGACTCTTAATTGAACATCATTCGCAAAGCATACGAAGCAGTGGCAGCCGCATGGTACCAGCGCAACGGGTACTATCGGCTGGCCCAGCTTTATGGCATGGGCCAGCAAACCGATTCCGGCGTGGTCGTCACCGTCGAATCCGCCATGCGCTGCGGCCCTGTCGCAGCCTGCACTCGCGCTATCTGTTCGCCTATCGCGTCGATGCCGCTGCCGGTGGTGCGTAAGGTCGGGTTCAAGACCACATTTGAGCCGGATTCTCGCCTGCATCGCATCCTTAACCTCATTCCAAACGGCTTCCAAACCCCGCAAAAATGGCGCGAAACCACGCTGCACTGGGCGCTGAACTACGGCAACGGGTACGCAAGAATCGAACGCGCCGCCAACATGGGTGAGCCGGTCGCGCTGATCCCGATTCACCCGTCGCTGCTCATCAAAAAAGACATTGTCAAGGGTGAGCCGGAATACCTGTTTAGGATAAACAACAAGGAAGAAAAGTACAAAAACCGTGAAATCTTCCATCTCCAAGGGCACTCCGAGGACGGCGTCTTAGGCATCGGTACCGTTGACATGGCCAAAGAGGCCATCGGGCGCGCGATGGCGATGGAATCCTTTGGCGGCACGTTCTTTGGTCGCGGCGGCGTTCGCGCTGGTCTACTGAAGCGCACTATGCCCTTTGCCGACGAAGCCGCGCAGAAGCGCTTTGAGTCGGAGTGGCAGCAAAAATATCGCAACGGCAAGGAATCTTTTCACCGCAATATCCTCCTGGTAGCCAACAGCAAGGGCAGTGACGGCTGGGAGTGGGAGGGCATCGGCTCTCAACCTTCCGAGGCGCAGTTAGTCGAGCAATCGCGCGCCGTGGTGCCTGAGATTTGCCGCTTCTACGGCGTCTCTCCCACGCTCGTGCAGGATCTCACCCAGGCGCATTACAACAACCTGGAGCACGAAAACCGGGCGCACCTTACCGGGGTTCTTACCAAGTGGATGACGGCGTTTGAACAGGAGTGCTACCGGGTACTACTCACCGACGCGCAGAAGTCGGCAGGCTGGGCCGTTCGGCATGACGCCAGCGGATTCCTCCGTGGCGACTTCAAGTCGATGCTCGAAGCCATCGCCGCCGCGCTGGAAAAAGGCCTCATCACCATCAACGAAGGCCGCGAAATGATCGACTTCGACCCGATGGACGGCGCCGACGCGCTTTATATCCAACTCAACCGGCAGACCGTTCCAGGCACCGGACAACCCACGGCGGCGGAAGCCGCATCAATTGCAAAAACTAACGCAGGAGTACCCGCCAATGGACAATAAAGGCCACATCTACACCGAAATCAAAGCCATGGGCGAGGATGGCACGTTTACCGGAATCGCCTCTATGTACGGCGTGACCGACCTGGAAGGCGATGTCATTGAAAAAGGTGCCTTTACCAAGACCATCCGCGAAAATCCCGAGGTCCCAGTGCTCTGGCAGCACGACGACGAGGAAGTCATCGGGCTCGGCACGGTAAGCGAAAAAGGCAACAAGATCGAAGTCACCGGCAAGCTAGATCTGGAAGATCCGGTCGCGAAGAACGCTTACCGCAAGATCAAAAACGGCCTTGTGAAGGGCTTGTCTATCGGCTTCATGGCCGTCAAGAAGACCTATGGCGAAGAGGACGGCAAGTACATTCGCCGCCTTCAAGAAATCAAGCTCATGGAAGTGTCCATTGTGACATTCCCGGCTATGACCCAAGCGCAAATTACGAGCGTGAAGGCCACCGACGACACCACTCAGCGAATTGCCGCGCTTGAGGCCAAAATATCCGCACTGGAAGCCGAAAAGGCCGCGCCAGCCGCACCCGCAAAACCCGAGCCGGTCGCCGACCACTCGGCGGAATTGGCAATCGCGAGATTGCGCTTGTCTCTCCTCAACTAACCGCCGTTTCGGCACCAACAAGGACCATTATGGAAATTTCCCAGCAACTCGAAAGCATTTCCCAGCTTGTCATCACCGGCCAAAACAAGCAGGCCGAAGAAATCAAAAACCTCGGCGCGGCGCTTGCGGAAACCAAGTCCGCTAACCTGCAACTCCGCAACGAACTGGACGCCCTGATCACCAAGCAAGCTCAGTTTCCGGCACCGACCGAGCGCAAGTCTTTCGCGGACGAACTGAAGGAAAACGAAAGCGTGCTCAAGCTGGCGCGCGATGGGCGCGGAACTGCCGTCATCAACATCAAGGGTGGATTGCGAGAACTGGAGCGCAAAACGACGGTGACCTCATCGGCTGTCGGCTCTGCTACTTCCGGCGTTCTGGTCTTTGAACGCGACCCGGGCGTAGAAATGCAGCCGATGCGGCAGCTGACCGTTCGCGACTTGCTCACCTCGTCTCCCACTACCGCCAACGCCATCGACTACGTCAAAGTCAATGCGTTTACCAGTGCCGCCTCGCCTCAGGTTGAAGCCTCTGACAAAGCGGAAGCCGCGCTGACCTTCACCACGGCAACGGCAAACGTTCGCACCATTGCTCACTGGATTCCGGCGACCAAGCAGATCCTGGACGACTTCTCTGGACTTCAAGACGTGATCAGCACCGAACTGATTTACGGGCTAAAGCTGAAGGAAGAGCAGCAGCTTTTGTCTGGCTCCGGTTCCGGCAACGACCTCAACGGCCTTATCACGCAGGCGACTTCTTTCACGACCTCACTTTTGGGTACCGGCGTGTGGCACAAGGCCGACGTGATCCGGCGCGCCAAACAGCAGGTGGAGAGCGCCGATCAGACGCCTTGCACCTGGGTTATCCTGAACCCGGTCGATTGGGCCGACATTGAATTGGCCAAAGACACGGCGCGGCAGTATCTCTCCGGGTACGCTGGGCTCCTCTACACGCCCATGGGGCCGATGCTTTGGGGGATGCGCGTGGTGGTCACCCCGTCGATCACCAGCGGAACTTTCCTCGTCGGCAACTCGGTGAAAGCGTCCATTCGCGACCGCGAAGACGTTACGGTCGAGATTAGCACCGAGCACAGCGACTACTTCATCAAGAACATGGTCGCCATTCGATGCGAAGAGCGACTCGCCCTTGTGGTTCGCCGCCCCGCGTCCTACATCACCGGCACCATGAACACCTCGCCCGCTTCCTAAGCTACGGCCATGAGGGGCGGATCTACCTCCGCCCCTTTTTTTAACAACATGAGAATTATTCTTGAGCGGCAGTTGACCATTGACAGTCAGTTATACCCGGCTGGCGCGGTTGTCAATATAGTCGATGTCTCAACTGCCAATGATTTGATTGCGCGGGGGTTGGCTTTTGACGACAAGGTTTTCAACCCCGCAGCAAAGTCAACATTAGGCCTAGTCTCCTGCATCATGCCTACGCGCGACCGCCGCAAGTGGATTCCGCGTGCTCTGGAGTGCTGGCAGGCGCAAACCTACAGCCCGCTCCAACTGGTCGTGCTCGACAACGGCGCCGATCCGATAAAAGACTTGCTCCCAGCCGATCCGCGCATCATCTACACCCGCGCCGGGCAGGGCATGAAGCTTGGAATGCTCCGTAATCTAGCGTGCCAGCTTGCAACCGGCGAGTTTATTGCCCACTGGGACGACGACGATTGGTATTCGCCGGATCGCATTGAAAAGCAGGTGCATACCATCGGCGGCGCCGCGATGTGCGTACCGTCCGGCTGTCATTTTGCAAGCGAATTGAAAGCCTACAAGCTCGATGCTGACCCGATGTACGGCATTGGCTCCGGGCTCATCTATCGCCGCGAATACTGGACCCGTTCTCGCTTCGCGCCTGTGGCTCACTGCGGAGAGGACTCGATGTTTATTCAGCAGTGCCGCGATAAGGTACACATTGACGGCTACGGCCTCATGGTCGCATCCGTTCACGAAGCGCACACGGCGCAGCGCGTCCTGAGCCGCAAATGCTCGCTCTCTGAACTTCCGAAGGGGTACAAATGGCCGTCTGGTATGTGATCCCGAGCGCCAAGTCAGCGCGTGATGCGCAAGATTGCATCAACGAATGGCGGCGCATGGGCTACAAAGTGGCCGTGTGGCGTGATGCCGACGCGCAGCCCGTCGAAGCCGACTTCGCCATCTACGCGCCCTATCCGGGCTACGCTCAAGCGGCCAATACCCTAGCGCATACCGTGCTTGCAATGGACCCCGGATGTCAATGGGTCGTAACTGGCGGAGACGATGTTTTCCCCGACCAGAACAAACACCCGGAGCAGATCGCGCGGGAGTGTTCGCGCCGGTTCGGCAAGGGCGACATAGCCAGCCACGGTGACGCGGAAGACCTGTTCGGCACCTACGGCGTCATGCAGCCAATCGGCGACGCCTGGGGCGGCATTGAGCGCATTTGCGGGAGCCCTTGGATGGGGCGCGAGTGGTGCTTGAAGGCCAATAAAGGGGCGGGTCCGCTGCATCCTGACTACTGGCATATGCACGTAGACGAGCACCTGCAGGAAGCAGCAAAGGCGCAAGGGTGCCTGTGGCAGCGCAAGGACCTGAAGCACGAACACCGGCACTGGGCACGCGAAAAGCGGCCGATGCCGCAGTATCTCGTGCAAGCCAACACCATGAAGCACTGGGAAGAAAGCAAAGCGCTGTTTAATCGGCATCGAGCCAGCGGATTCGCGGAGAGTTACCCGGCGTGACCAAGCACTTAATCACCTTCGGCGGCGCGGCCTACGACGAACTGACTGAAAAGGTCGTGCGCGACTTTAAGCGGTTCGGCGTTGACGAGTTCCACGTCTACGACGACAAGTGGTTGACCGAGCAGCCGTTCTTCGCTACGCCTGAGTTTCAGTGGCTCTTCAATCATCGCGGCGTAGGCAACCCCAACGGGCGGCGCGGTTTTGGATGGTTCTCCTGGAAGCCATTCATCATCCGGCACGCGCTTGATAACTACTGCGCTGACGGCGACATCGTGCTATTCATCGACGCCGACACCTACCCCATAGCCGACCTGACCGTCCTGTACGAAGAATGCTCCCGCATCGGCGGCATTATGGCATTCGCCGCGACCGCTGGGCCTTCGCCGTTCAAGAATCGCGAATGGAACAAAAGAGACTGCATGATCCAGATGGGTATGGATCAGGAGCAATACTTGGAAGCGCCAACCGCCGTAGCGCGGTTCATGCTGTTTCAAAAAGGCGCGCCGCTGGTCGCTACGTTCCTGGCTGAATGGCAGTACTACTGCCTCGATCCGGTGTGCCAAACCTTCGAGCCGTCCACGCTGGCACCAGAGCATCCCGGTTTTCGCGAACACCGCACCGAACAGGCGATCTATACCAACCTCTGCCATCGCTACGGGCTGAAGCTGTACCGCGAGGCGTGCGCGTTCGGCAATGAGCACCAGCAGGACTGGGACCTCTACCCGCAGCTTTTCATCCAGCAAGATCCAGCCCGCCCGAAGTCGCTTCAAGGGAGCCGTTATCGGAATGTTTAGCCAGAATGATGAGGAGTGGTACATCCTCAAATGGACGCCCGAGACTGGCCGAGTGCTGGACATCGGCGCATGGTGGCCGACAAACCTGTCCAACTCTCGAGCCCTGATCGAAAAAGGCTGGGATGCCGTGCTAGTCGAGCCATCGCCGGGACCGATGCGAGTACTCCTGGGCGAGTACGGCAAAAACGACAAGATCACCCTGCTACAAGCTGCTGTCACCGCCCACGGCAAGCGCATCACCATGCAGGTGACCGATTACCCGGTTTCCACCAGCGATCACAAGGTGTACTCGCTCTGGCAGACTGACCCGCTGACGCAGTACCTCGGCCCGCTGGTGGTGCCGTCAGTGACGCTGGCCGCAATTTTTGAGGAGTTCGGGCGCTTCGATTTCATTGATATTGACGCCGAAGGCCAATCCGTCGAACTCGCGACCCAACTCCTCGAACAGCCCGACGAAATGCTCCCGCAGTGTTTCTGCGTGGAGCATGACGGGTTTGCACCTCAGATCGAATCCGCCGCCCGCCGTCGCGGCTATACCAATTTCCACGTCACCGGGGAGAACATCGTTGCGGCTCGTTAACATCCAGCCCGTCCGCAATGAAGCGTGGTGCCTGGGCCTGACAGCCCGAGCGCTGCTTCGCTGGTGCGATGACGCCGTATTCCTCCTCCACGCCTGCACAGACGCCTCTGGGCCGATCCTAGAGGCCGTAGCGGCGGAACATCCGGGGCGCGTGCATGTCATCCACGAGTCAGAAACGATCTGGCGCGAAATGCACCACCGGCAACGGCTGCTGGAGTACGCCCGTTGCCTAGACGCCACGCATATCTCCGTAGTTGACGCCGACGAAATCATCGCTGGCGACACGCTGCCAGCCATGCGCGACCACGTAGCGCAACTCGCGCCCAAGCGCTTTGCGGCTATCAAGTTTCGCAACATTATCGATGGGCTTGAACAGTACCGCGCCGAACGCGGACCGTGGGGCACCGACGCCGGTACAATCGTGGCTTTTGCCGACCACCCGCACCTCCATTGGGAAGCACGCAACGGATACGACCACCACCAGCGCAGCCCGTATGGCGCGGCTCAGGCCAGCTACATCAACGGCGGCGGGCTCCTTCACCTGCAATTCGCCAGCCGTCGTCGCCTGATTGCCAAGCACGCGCTTTACAAGGCATCCGAGCGGGTGAAATACCCGCAGAAATCCATCCGCGACATCGATGCGCTTTACAACATGGCACCGTCGCTGGCCGGTATTACCCGGCAGCCAACACCCGCCGAATGGTGGGCACCGTATGCCGACCTGATGCACCATTGCGACATCGACGCGGAGCCATGGCAGGAACAGGCCACGCGGGAACTGGTGGCGCAGTACGGCGCGGCGCACTTTGGCGGGCTTGACCTATTTGGAGTGGCGTGATGGTTCGGTTGAAAAACCATACTTCAACACGAGTAAATACCTAAATTTATCCGCTAGTTCAAGGTCGTCCTCTAACACGCATTGCATTCGCAAGTCGTTTAGTTCTGTGGCAGTAAAGCAGTTGTCGATGGAATCGTTATTTTTGCGCAAAGGATTATGAAAAACAGGCCTGCGCAATGCCTCGTAAACAACAGTAGAGCCGAACTTGCGGATCATCTCAGCAACCAACACAGTAGGGTCAAAAGTTCTGTGGTTCCAGCGAGAGGCCCTTTTCTGTTCCAGCGACCAATCCATCGTCTTAAATTTTGCAATGCGGCCTGTGTAGCCAGGGTGGAGATATTGCACGGTTGAAACCTCGTGGAAATCATATCAAACTTCAATGAGCGCAATCCTAAAACTTACCGTCACCTCCCCGGTGCAATCGCCAACCGAGCCGGTCACGCTGTCGGAAGTGCGCGAAGCCTTGGGCATCCCTGACGCCGATACCTCGCGCGACACGCTCCTACAGGCGTACCTGCCAGCCGCCCGCGAAGTGGCCGAAGCGTGCCAACAGCGCGATCTCGTGGCAAAGCAGTGGGACCTGTTCCTGTCGTCATTCGACACCTACGCCATCATCCTCCGCGACAACACCACCAGCGTTACCACCTTCCGCTACCGCAAGAGCGACGGCGACTACGTGACGATGGTTGAGGGCACAGACTACGAGTTTGATTCCGCCTTGGGCATCCTGACGCCGACCAGCAGCGGCACATGGCCCACGGCTGAACTATGGCCGTCGTCAGCCATCGAGATCCGGTTTACCGTCACGCCGCCCGCGATTCCGGCCAAATTAAAGCGCGGAATATTGGCCCTTATCTCGCTTTGGGACGCAAATCAGATACCTTCTGAACTCGGCGCGTCGGCGGTGCAGAACTACCCGTTCATGCTGTCGCTTCTTGAGATCGGCCGCCGCGAGATCGTATGACCAACCGCCAGCGTCACAAAGGCAATCCCGGCCGATTCACGCAGTTGCTCACGATCACCGCATCGAGCGGATCGCGTGGCGACGGCGGCGACTTTCAGCCCGCCTGGAACGGTGCCAGTACGCAGGTGCGCGGGATGTGGCGCAAGACTTCGTACACGGAGAACGCCATGGAAGGCGGGCGCTTTTCGCGCGCCTCTGGCGTGTGGGAAATCCCGTGGATTCCCTCGCTGGCCGAAGACTTCCGCGTTAGCTACACCGACCGCAACGGAACGACCCAATACCAGCGCATTGTGGGCATTGACGACCAGGAAAAGCGCGGGCGTGAACTGCATCTGTACGTAGTCGAAGACGAAGGCGCAAACACATGAGAGTCCAGGAAGCTATCACGCGCCAACTTGCGCAAACCAGCAGCGCAACGTATGCGCTGTGCGGCACGCGCATTTACTGGAACCTCATCCCCAAAAATCCGCAGTTTCCGCTGGTTCGCATCAGCAAAACGGCAAAACGGTCAATTATCCAGGGCCTCACGTTCACGGCTGACCCGAGCATAACCGACATTCAAATCGGCTGCTTCGCGAAGACCCAGGAAGCCGCCGCTGACCTCGCCGACGCGGTTTCATCCGACCTATCCACCTACGGCACGGTATGGCAAGCGCTACCGCTTACCAGCCCGGTAACAGGAGACGCGCTAACGGCCAAAATCGAGCCGACCGGCGAAGAGGATCTAATTTCAGAGGACCTCGTTGACCTGGGCGTTGCTGGCGAGGCCCGCACTTTTTCTGTTCACACGCGCTAAACAGCGCACACCACTAACCCACTAGCTACCGCCGACAGGCGGAAAGGAAACCTATGGCACAAGCCTATTCTGCCGCCGGGTCATTGCTCCAGTTTGGTAGCTCCAGCCCGGTCACCTACGCCACCATCCCTTACGTGATGGGGTACTCCTACGGCGGCTCCGAACGCCCGCGAATCGACGTGACGCCGATCTCCGCGACGGCCACGGAAACCATCCCCGACATTCCCGGCGAGCAGAACATCTCGTTCGACATCGCCTACGACCCGGATGACACCCAGCACGCCGCGCTGCTGGCCGCGTACAATGCCGGAACCACGCTGCTGTACTTCCGCGACCGGCACGACAACACCGGCGCCTGCGACGAGTACTTCACCGGCTACGTCACCCAGTGGAACCGCAGCGCCGCAAAGGGCGCGGCCCGCATGGTGTCCGTGGTTGTCACGATGACCGGCGCCGTCAACACCGTCCCGTAACCTTTATGCTCAACCCAATCAACCCGCCAATCGAAGTCGGTTGGCGCGGAAAGCTGTATTCCTGCGATCTCACCCTTGGCCAGCTTGCGCTGGTCGAGGGGGAGGCAGGGATTGCGATTGTCTACCCGGCTCCGTCGATGCTCTGGCAAAAACCGGAAGCCTACCAGCGCGGCGTGCTGCTGTACGCCATGCTTAAGCCGCACGACATTCCCACGGCCACGCTTACCGAGTGCATGGGGGCAGTTGTCGGCGAACAGCGCGACTACTTCCTTGTCAAGCTGCAAAAGGCCACTGACCGGCTGCTTCCGCAGCTTCGGGCTATCTGGGGCGTTCAGGAAGAGGCACCAAAACCCCCTTTGGACGAGATCAATGGTGGACAGAACTCTGGTGCGCTGCCCGAATCCACCTCCGACTAACAGAGTCAGAATTCTGGAGCCTGACACCTGGGCAACTGATGGATTTGTCGATCACGAAAGCAAAGCAAAATGGCGACACCTCGGAACGTAATCACGCGCGCGGGTCGATGGCGCGTTGAGGTTAACGGACTGAAAGACGTACAGACCATGTTTGCCGATCTTTCCGCGCTGCTGATGGCTGAAGGCAGCATTCAGAAGTACCAGAGCGGCCTAGCTATCGTCAAATACGGCTTTGCTCAGGCGTCCATGATTCTCCGGGACGCAGCGCGAACTGCGATCACTGGACGATCTCGCCGCGTCACCGCCGCCACGTTTGCCTTTTCTGACCTCGACGCAGGCCGCACGAGAGCGCAAAAGCGCACATCGCTTGTGGGCGTCAGGACCGGCGCTCCTCCACGATTGGATAAAAGCATCTATCGCGTGTGGGGCGCTGGTTCAACTCGTAAAAACGGAACCACCGCAACTAACGGACTCGGCATTTCACTCGGCCGAATTTTTGAATCCGGCACTCGCTATCACCGAGGCACGCGGTTCTTCTCCAGCGCCATCCGCAATACGAAATCACGCGCAATCTCAACGCTCGTAACCGCCTACAAGGACGCAATCCGACTCTTCAATGGCTAGCTTAATTGTAAAAATTACCGGGGACGCCAGCGGCTTTAAAAGTGTGGCTGGATCGCTAAACCGCGATCTTGACTCTATCGCCACTCGCGCGGAAAAGGTTGGCGGCTCTATCAGTTCGTTGGGCTCCACGCTATCCATTGGCCTCAGCGCTCCGTTGCTGGCCCTTGGTGGCGTTGCCGTCAAAGCATCGGCTGACATGGACTCTTTGCGGCGTGCGCTCGTCACAACCACGGGCAGTGCGTCGGAAGCGTCAAAGCAGTTTGCCCGACTGGAGGAAATTGCCAAACTCCCTGCCATTGGGTTAGAAGAAGCCGTTCGCGGCTCCATCCGCTTGCAAAACTACGGGCTATCGGCGGAACTGGCCGAGAAGGCCATGCGCGGATTCTCCAATGCTATTGGATCGTCTGGTGGCTCTGCCGACGATACTAACGAAGCGCTGCGCCAGCTTGGGCAGACCTTTGGCCGTCAAAAGGTCACGATGGATAATCTACGGATCATCCTGGAGCGCGTCCCGCAAGCGGCCAAGATTATCCGCGAAGAGTTTGGCTCCGAAGCTTTAGCGGATCCTGCAAAGGCGCTGGAAAAGCTCGGCGTTAACTCGGAGCAGTTTGTCACCATCCTCATCAACCGGCTAAACGATGCTCAGAAGGTGGCACCTGGGCTCAAGACTGAAATCGAGAATTTAGGCCAGGAATTCCAAAAAACTGCGGCGGCTGTGGGCGATCAACTTGCGCCAGCCATCCGCGACATGATCGGCTACATGTCCGATGGGCTGAAAATTGTGGCTGATTTTGCGAAAGGCTTTGCTGACATGCCGAAGCCGATCCAGCAGATTGGCCTTGCGTTTGCCGGTTTTCTCGTTACCGCGCCACTGGTGATCACGGCAGTCGGGACGATCATCACCAACTTCGGAGTTATTGCCGGGGCGGCTGGCACTATCAGCACTGCCGTGGCTGGCTTTGCCACGACCATCGGCACGTATGGCGCAGCTACATCTGCGGCTGTCGGTTTGATGGCTGGCGCATGGGTAGCCGGGGCCGCTGTGGCCGTGTATTCTGTCGGCACACTGACCAGCGCTTTCTATCAACTTTACGCGGCGCAATCCAAGCTCGACACGTCTACCAACAGCCTCGCCTTTTCCATTGAGAAGCTGTTGGAACGAGTGCGCAAGCAGCACCCGGAAGTAGGCGCGCTGGAGTTGCAGTACCGCGCTGGAAAGCTATCTGCGGAAGACTTTTCTGTGGAGTTGCGGCGGCTGGCGTCTGGCATGGAATCGACCACGGTGCAAGCCGACGCCTCAAAACCGTTCATCAAGTGGCTGGGAGACGCACACGGAGCGGCGGCTGAAGCGGTGGTTAAGCACGCAAAGGCCATGGAGTCCGCAAAGCTGCCTTCATCTGACCTATTGGCGCTATTCGAGCGCATGAAAGAAGCGGCGAGCGCAAAGCAAAAGTCTATCAGCGATCTTGCCGATATTATGGGCCGCTATGGCGTGGTCACCGCTGAGGCCGCGTTGAAGGCGGCACGGGCACTGGACATTCTGTTTGTGTCCTATCGCCAACTCTCCGACGCGCCGGATCTCGGCAACCTCAACAAAATTGACTTCTCCAAATTACCCAAGGCGCCAGATGCAGGACTACCAGGTCCTGGTGGATTTGAGGAGTTTAAGCGCATGGGCCGCAATGTTGGGCCGGAAGGAATGCTGACCCGCGAACAGGCAGACGCCATCAAGGACCGTTACAAGCAGGTAGGAAAAGCTGGTCAAGCCGCAATGCGGCAGGTGTCCACGGTCGTTACCGACTTGTCGCGCGGCATCGCCGATATTCTCTTTAAGGGCGGCAAGTTTGGCGACATGATGGCCAATGTAGCCAAGCAGGCCGGGCAAGCAATCACGCGCGAACTGATCGAAGGTGCGCTGAAAAAGCTGGCCACGCGGCTACTAGACGTAGGCGGCATTTTTGGCAAGGTGTTCGGAGGCGGCACGGGCGTAGTTAAATCCGTATCTGGCGGCATGGGTGACCTGGGAGGCGCTGCCACTGGTGGCCTTGGTGGCGCATCGTCGGCTATTGGCGGCGCTGCATCCGCTGGCATCACCGGCATTGTCGGCGCTGTTTCCGGCGTCGTATCTGCGGTTTCCGGCGTGATCGGAAATTTCCAAATGGCCGGAATGAACAAGTCTCTAGACCTCATCGAGCACGAAGTACGCTACAGCCAAATCCACCTCCTCAACACCCTCAACAAGGCAAACGAGTACTGGCCGTATATGAAGAACTGTTGGGAGTCGCTTCTTCGCATAGAGCAACGCGGGGCAGGCCTTGCCGGTGGTGGTGGAATGCAGGTCAATATGGCCGGGGCGTATTTCCTGACCGACGCGGCCTTCGATGAGTTCATGGCCAAACAGGCGCGCTGGCTCAAGGCGCAGGGGCTGTAATGGGCATTTCTGTACTCATCGCCTCAACCACGCGCAACGACCTAACCGGGCGTGACGGAGTGACCATTACCAAGGCGCTCCGCACGATCCCAACGGCCACTATTCGGACCATCGACCAAACGGGCTCATTCCTACCTGGCGTTGGGAACGAAGTCGAGATACAGGACGATTTGAACGGGCCAACCGTGACGCTGTTCGGCGGCTCAATCTCCGAGGTCGAGCGCATCCGTCGCCGCACGAACATCGCAACGCTTGAAACCAATTGCTCCTGCGTCGGCAAGGCTGACCGGCTTGAGCGGCGGTTGGCCGGGTACTACGAGTTTACCGGCAAGACTGGCGGCTACATCCTCGGCCAGTTAGTGGCTAATAGCCTTTCTGGCGATATCTCCATCGCCTCTCCATCTGGCATCGCCACTGGGCCAACCATCGAGTCCCTTGTATGGGACTACCCGACCGCCAAAGATGCGGCTGATTCGGTGGTCAATCTTTCGCCTGGGTACGAGTACTACGTCCTACCAGACGGCACGCTCTCATATTTCCAGACAGCCTCTAACGCCTGCCCGGTAAGCATCACCACCGGGGCAAACGTCAACAAGATCACCACCCGCGAGACGCGCGAAGACTTCTGCAACCGCGTCACAATCAAAGTGGCCAACGCGCTCCGCTACCCGGAAACCGAAAATTTCACGGGCGACGGTGTGGCCACCAGCTTCAACGTCACCAACCCAATCGCGCAAGCGCCTGATATTTTCGTCGGCTCACCCGCCGTGGCGCAGACGGTCGGAATCATCGACGTTGACACCGGCAAAGACTGGTACTGGCAGGAAGGCTCAACCGAAATCCGGCAAGATAGCGGTGCCACCGTCATTGGTTCCGGCGTTGCGATTATGGTTACCTACGTTGGCACAGAATCAATTCTAGTGTCGGCGGCCAACACAACCAGCATCAGCGACCGGGCAGCCGCTGAATCGAACAGCGGCATCTATCACAAGCTCCTCACCCTAGACACCAAGCTCACGCGCGCAAACGCGCAAGCCGTGGCCGACGCCTACGTTGACCGCTATTCGTCTCTGTCTGTCGTCATGGTCTTCGAGACAGACACGCTCTTGGAGCCTGAGTGCATCAACATTGAGCCAGGGCAAACGCTGACGGTCAGCCTCACCGGCTACCAATGCGCCGGAACCTATCTTGTCCGCTCTGTAACCCTGCAATCTCGTCTGGATGACCAGCACCAAGCGCGCTGGGCCGTTCGCGTCGAAGCCGTGAGCGGTCCGGTGCTTCGCAATTACGTGGACGTGTTCCGCGATCTATCGGGCGGCGGCGGTAACGTCAGCGGCTCCAGCTCGATCGCATCAGCGGGAAGCGGTGCCGGTGTGTATGTCTACGAGCCCGCCAAACTGACGGCCAACACCACGATCACCGCGCCGGTCCCTGCGACCAAGGGCGCGACGATGGTGGTCTTTATCAAGCAAGGTACTGGCCCATACAGCATCAGTTTTGACCCGGATCAGTTTTCCCAAATCGTCAACACGAATATTCCCGCCATCGACGACATGGAGATAGCCTTCCCCTTCGTCGGTCGCGCCGATGGCCTTTGGTGGCCGATGTCGTTCGCCCGTGAGATGTCCTAATGAATAAACTCCCTATCCTTTGCGTCCTGGCAGCCGTAGCGGCGTTTCCGCAGGCGCAGACGCCTCTTACCATCACGCAATCCGCTGGCAGCGCTACGGGCGAATTGCGGATGCAGGAGCGGCGCACGAATGGGCAAAATTACGTTGGCGTCAAAGCCCCGCAGTCGGTGGCGTCGAATACGGTTTGGACTCTCCCCGCCGCCGACGGTACAAACGGTCAATGCCTGAAAACTGACGGCGCTGGCCAATGGGGCTGGCAAACCTGCGGCGGGGCAGATGTCACCAGTTACGACTGGTCGCAAGCTCCTGGCGGAAGCCTGTCCGTTGGCTCCAATACGATCACATTGGCGCCATGTCCGCTTGGTGTGGCCGCCTCCAGCACTTACTACAATATTCGCATCGCGGGAGGAACCGGCACTGATGAGACAGTGCGGATCACTGGCGGAACCTGCACTAGCGGAGCCAGTAGCGGAACGCTGATCTTTACGGCGACCTCGACGCATAGCGGCGCGTGGACAGCATCCTCTGCATCTGACGGGCTCCGGGAAGCGGCTATCGCGCTCGGCGCGAATGGTGTCATCCGACTGACAGCCGCAACGCTTACTATCGACCCGCCAGCGCCTAACTCCCCGGCTACTAACGTGTACCTCGATCAACCGCTGCAAATCCTTGGGAACGGGTACGGGCAATACGGATACTCGATGCTCAATGTGCTTGGCGAACAATGGGCGTTATACGCGCATAACCAGTATGCTTTTGTTTTCCGAGATTTATACATCATTGGCACCGGCACAGCGACCAGCGGCGGAGGGATGTACTTCGCGGAATCGACCACGCACAACTGCGGATCGATCATCGAAAAAGTCCAATTCCAAAACCTTTATAACGGCATCTGGTTCGATAAGCAATGCGCCGCTCAGATTCGCGGCGTCCGAACTTACAATATCGACAACCACCACCTCCACCTGGAAAACGATTGGGCTACCGACTTTGGCGATACGCTCGTCACGGATAACTTTTTCCAGGAGGACGACAACGAGGGGACGTGTCTGTACTGGGTGAACGGTGGCGGCGTAAGGATCATAGGTAATAAGTTCCTTGGCTGCAAGGTTAGCATTGACGCGCAATTCGCAGCGGCATCGGGAGGTGCCAGCTTTGACAGCACATCAATTGCCTTGATCATCGGCAATAGTTTTGATGGCAACACGGAAGCAGCAATTCGTTTCGACGGGACTATCCCGTTTGACGGATTGGTGATTTCTGGCAACGTAATCACGCCAAAGACGCTCCAGGCATCGTTTATCGGAATCGACTACGGCAACACTGGCGGAACCACCTATTTCGACAACGCCACTATTTCAGGCAATGCCATCAACTGCCGCACCACGACAAATTACACAGCGATCAAAGTCCGACGCGCCAACAACACGACCATCGACGCAAACAACATCATTGGTTGCCAGATTGGCATTCAGGCCGGGTCAACCACCACCAATTTAGGAATTGGGAAAAATGACTTTGGATCTGTTACGACTCCGTACAACATTTCGATGTCAGCGACGATGACGCCGAACGGCCAAATACGGCAGATATCGAACGCATTCAACATCTGGTCGCTGGCCGAGTTTACTCAAGCCAGCGGGGCAGCAAATAGCGCGATTTTATTCGGCAACCCAACGACCGGAACCGCATCGCAGCGTGGCTTGTGGTGGGGGTTCAACGACAAAAACCTGAATTTTGCCCGCTTCGACTCTGCCGGATCAGCGGGCCCATCCACCGACCTCACTATCGAAGCAGATGGTGACACCTACGTTATCCACAATCTCGGCATCGGCGTTTCCCCCACGGCACCGCTTGATGTTGTGGGAGCGGTCAAAACAACGTCTACAGTCACGGCCGGCAGTTACCTTGCGTCCGTTATGGGCGGAAAGGAAATCCGCATTCAAGGAAACTACTCCGGCGCGGTTGGAGTGGGCTCAATGACGCCAGACCCTATGCTAATGCTTGTGGATTCCGCTGAACGATTTCGCTTCACGACTTCGGCGCTCCTCCCTGCTGCGACCGACTCCTACACCATCGGCAGCACATCGGCGCGGGTTCTGGGAACGTACTCAAAAATATTCGATTCCGTAGTGAGTGGTGGGACGGGCGACTACGTGCAGACGCGGAAGTTGCAACTGTTCGATAACACAGGCTCGTCAACCGGAGCTTCGTACTGGGATTTGAATGTCGTAATGAGTGGGGCCGGGGCATTTCAGAACAGCTATTTCTACCTTCGGGATAACGCTGGCTCTAATGTATTCAAGTCTGAGCGCATTGCCAGTGGCTCGGCAGTATCAAGAACCACCTGGTACACGTCGCTTCTGCCAGACACAGACGGCGGTAGAGACATCGGCACGCCACTGCTCAATTGGGATAAGGTGTACGCCAATCAGATTGGCGATGCTTCCTATCCGGCTGTCATCTGGGGGGCAAACTCTGATTTCACGGGCCTCAACACTATTGCGCTCACAATCAACACGGGCGCGGCCACGGTTGGGCACGTCTGGACCGCTACAAGTACGGGCGGTGCTGGATCATGGCAAGCCAACCCGACCGCGCTGCCTGTCGTCGATACCACCGGCATCGCAAAGGGCTCCAGTGACGCCAGCAAGATCGTGCGGTTTGAGGTGGACGGATTCACCACCGGCACCACGCGCGTTCTCACGCCTCCCAACACTGACGCCACCATCGCCGGGCTAAACGTGACGCAGACCTTCGTCAACCCGCAAACTGTAGCTATCGCTAGCGTGCAAAACCAGATGACCCTGGCACAGACCAACAGCACCGCCACCTACGACCCGGCGTGTCTGGTTTTGGCGTCGACAGATACAGTCACCAGCACAATCTACGGCGCGGCGCGGGTATGCGCGGGATACCAGACGGCATCGTTCACCAATGACAAGTTCGCCATCCAGACGGCGACGGGCTCGGGGACGTACCAGGACGCAATCACGATCACAAACCAGGCCGTGGCGCTGCCCGGTGCGCTTACCGTAACCGGGCTCACCACGTTCAACGGCTTCGTGGACATGCTCGGAACCGGCATCAATTACATGTACGGGACACTCGCCCCGCAGGTCAACGACAGCGGCAGTATCGGCACGGTTGGCTCGCGCTACGGCGATTTCTTTGGCGTCCGCGGAAACTTCACCGGCGCGACGATTGGCAGCGCGACGACCACCGTTCGCCTTGGGCAGAACCTCGATTTGAACTACAGCGGAAACTACGCCGGTATGGCCATCAATACGTGGTCAGCCACTGACTCTCACGGCGGCGTAATCGATTTCAATAAGAGCGGCTCGGGGACGATCGGCACGCATAGCGCGGTAGTAAATGGGGAGACACTGGGCTTTATTATATTTCGCGGCTCAGACGGAACGGCTTTTCGCAATGGCGTCACGCTAAATAGCGAAGTTGATGCCACCGTATCCGCGGGCGTAGTTCCAGGGCGGCTAAAGATTTCTACCGCCAACACTTCCGGCACAATGACCGAGCGCATGCGCATTGACTCCGCCGGCTTGGCGTCGTTCTATGCGGGCGTGGATATCACTGGCAACCTTTCCGCCGCGGTCATCAATGCCACGGGTAGCCCGGCTTATCGGGTCAGCGGCACGACCGTGATCGACGGTTCTCGGAACGCCTCATTTGTCGGGCTCACACTGAGCGGAACTATTTCCAGCTCCCTCCGTTTTGCATCTGGCTCGACTTATGACGTCGGCTCATTTGGCGCTCCAGCTCTCAACATGTACGCCAATTACGTGGAGCCAATCACGCAGCTAGTTATGCCTTCGGGCGTGCGAGTGGCTGGCGACCTTGCCCCAAGCTCCTCGGTCACTTATTCGCTCGGCTACGCCGCCAATAAATGGGCCGCCGCCTATGTGACTAACATGTACATTTACGGCGCCGTGCAGGCCCCCAGCGGCAACCTCGGCGCGTCATCGACCCTGAGTTGCGGCAGCGGCCAAGCCATCAAGGCCATCACGGTTGACGCGGGTATCGTTACCGCCGTCTCCTGCGGCACGCCGTAACCCTTCCCCGCGTGCCCTCTCCCGCGCGGGCGGCTTTGCGAGTGTGCCGCAAACACTCGCTCAAGACTTTATGCGTACCACCCTCCTACTCGCAAGCCTGGGCCTGCTTGCGGCGGCCGAACAGCCGAAACCCACGCCCGCACTGAAGACCGCAGAACGTATGGCGCTGACGGAGCTTTCCGCCAAAGTTGCCGAACTAAACAAGCAAATCGACGCAATTCTCACAGAGGCCTGCGCCGACCGGGCCATCCCAAAAGACCGCTGCCGATTGCAACCGGACGGTACGTTTCTGACGCTGCCGGAACCGCCCGCAAAAGAGGTAAAGAAGTGATCTCCCCCAAGCTGATACCCGCCATCATCCTGGCCATTGCCGCGCTGCGGGGCGAGTCGATCTGCGGCAAAGACGACCGAAACCCCACGCCGAACGTTGATCTCGTCCAGGTGTCCTGCATCGACTACGATCGGCTCCGCGAGCAGGCGCCGCAGCACCCTTGGCCGGTGGGCAAGGTGACGCAGGTGCTTGTGCATGTGCGCGAAGGCGACGCCGTGCGCGTGACCGTGGGCAAAGTGACGCAATTTGCCGACCTCGTGCGGGACGCGTGGGGGAGGCTAATCGCGCTGGTGCAGTTCGACGGCGTGGATCATACGGCAGTCGCCTTCAAGGTCTATCGGGCGGTGGAGGAGTGAAACTCCGCACCGCCGCCGTCGATGCGGCTGTAGACAATAAGCGCGTTGGTGGGCCGTGGGCAGTGCCACTGGACAAAGACGCGCTCAAAGAAATCAAAGCGCTTGAGCAGGAGTTCGGGCGCGTGGAATTTGAGCAAAGCAAGGATAAACCATCATGTTCGACGCAGAAATAAAAGCCACGTTCGCCGCCCAAGGGCGCGCAATGGCAGCGCAAATCAACGCGCTGGCGGCGCAGAACTACATCCAAGCCTGCCAGAACTGGGCGCTGCAAGCCGTGGGCTTACCGCCGCTTGCGCCATTTGCGGTGTCAGCGCAAGTCTCGTTTGCGCCTGAGTTCGCGCTCAAGCTGACGCCAACACAGGAGCCCGTTTCCGACATCAAGCCGGAGTCATTCCTGCCGAAGAATGCCACCGACACTGATGCCGTTGGCGGACCCGTTGGCGGGCCGATACCAGGCGCGCCGGGGAAGTTCTACGCGGTCGCGACAACGAACCCGCAACCGGGCGACGACTACAAGACCAATGGAGCGCTCTACGTCTACAAGCGGCCTACGCCGTTCGGCGGCTACTGGGTGCAGCTATGAACTGGCGCAAAATCCTCAAAGCCGCGCTGATAGCCGCTGGCTCCGGTGCCGTGGGCGCCGTGGCGCAATCAGCGCAAGAAGGCGCAAAGCCGGAGGCACTTAAAACCGCCGCCATTACCGGGGCGGTCCTGGGCCTTATCGGCCACCTGACGCAATCGCCAATCGAACCAAAAGCATCACCGCCCGAGAAGTAAAACTTCCATGCAGGGGAACGAATTGGAGCAACTCGAACGCATTGCCTCTACTCTCGATGACGTTCGCGGAGACGTGAGTGGCCTCACCACGTCTCAGGCTGTCCAGACTGAACAGTTGCGCAACATCGTAGAGCATTTGACGCGCCTTAATGGGCGTGTCGGCAAGTCTGAAGACCGCTTATCCTCGCTCGAAAACGACCGTGCCGAGCAGCGAGGGGCGTGGAAGTTTGTCGCGCTGATCTCCTCGATTCCAGCCAGCATTATCGGCGCCGGGGCGATGTGGTGGGCGAACCATGGAGGCAAGTAGTGGCCAACATCAACCGCGCCTGGAAACGTTGGATGGCCACCGGGTGCCTGCACAGCACCCACGCCTGCCGCGAGTACCTGCGGAACGTCCGCGAGTTCAAAAAGCAGTTTCAGCCGCATGACTACACCGAGCTTGGAGACGTGCTAGAAACCACCTGCCTCCGCAGCGGCGCACGGGGCACGAAGGACGAAGCCGAGCCGCTGGAGCCTGACCTCCGTATCGGACTTGATTGGGTGCGGGAGATGCAGCCTACGCGGTGGATGTGGGGGAACCATGACGACCGGGTGCACGCGCTGTTGGCGCATCCTTCCGCGATGGTGTCAGAGCTTGCGCGGCGGCTCCACGCGGACATGATGGCGGCAGCACGGGACGCGGGGGCCAAAGTCCACCCCTACGATATCGAGCAAGGCTGGGCCAAAGTGGGCAATATGTACGTGGGCCACGGCTACATGTACAATATCAACGCTTTGCGCGATCACGTCGAGATGATGGGTGGCAATGTGGTGATGGCGCATTTGCACGTAGCTCACACATTCCGCGCACGAAACCACGGCGGGCACTGGGGCGTCTGCGTCGGCACCGGTGGCGATCCGCGCACGATGGCATACGCGCGACGGCGGCGGCAGACGCTGGCTTGGAACCACGGGATAGCCTATGGCGAGTACACGGACCACGACAGCACCATGCACCTCCTCCAATGGGACTGTAATCACGGCGGAAAGGAGTATCCGCGATGGCTAATCTCCTAGCAGACCTCGCCGCCGCGCTGTCCGAAGGCGACATCGAAACACCACCGGACGGCTGGTACACTGCCCGCGACATGGCCAAGTCCGCCAACAAGGGGCTCACTTGGGCGCAAAAGCTGATCCAGCGCGGCGTGGCCGAAGGGCTGGTCGAGCAAAAATCGTTCCGTATCCGCAGCGGCGGGCGCGTGGTGCAAGTGCCGCATTACAAGGTGATCGAATGACCCGCGAACGCTGGCACGTCCTGGCGGGCGAATGGTGCCTGATTCTAGCTATCACCGAACGCCCACGGCTGGTGCTGGTGCCAGCGTCCGAAATACCCGGATGTGATGCGGTGGTTGAGTATTTCCGCGCCATCGAAGACGGCTGGACGGTCAAGCTACGGCGCGGGCGGCACGCGGACGCGGAGTTAACGCTTGTGCATGAGTTGCTGCACGTCAAGACCAGGCTAACCGATCAGTGCCACGAGCCGTGGATTAGAGACCTAGCGGCGGCGTATGTGGCGCTTAAACGGCGGGCTGACAGCGGTGGTTGCGCTGCTTAGCCCGAGCGGCTGTCATAACCCCACACGGGCAGCGTGGCTCGGTTTGCGGGCGCCCTCCGTTCCGCCCTCCGGTTTTGGTTTTGCGGAGGGCTTGCAACGCGACGGCGGCGGGGTTTTTCGGGGTGGTCATCGGGACCACCCAAGCAACTGCGCCACTGCCCGAGCCGCGTTGCGGTCGTGTTTCGATCCATCGTTACGAATCGCGGCAAGCGTGTCTTTCTTGCCCCACGCCCACTTATAGTAGTCGCCGTGTTTTGCGACCGGAATCTCATTCCGGCCAATGAAGGAACCGGGCTTGACGGCATCCAAGCGGACGCAGGAGCCGGTGGTCACATATGCGTAGGTCTTGTCTCGCTTCATCTCTCTCTCCTCTGCGGGCTTCACGCCGCCCGCTGGCGTTGGAGTGGTGGGGAATTAGGCAGCGTGTTGCTGCTTGGCTACCGCCACCGTAAAAGAGCCGCAGCAATTCAAGCCGCGAATGCCGATCACGGCGGCGGTTTCGTAATGCTCGAACCAGTCTCGACCGCCACCAACCAACCACACTCCGTCAATGCCCATCGTGTACGGCTTTTCAAGCTGAATAGCATTTTGGTCCACCATGCGCCATGCGCCGTCAGCGATGCGCACGCAATCGGACATGCTGTCAAATTCGGCGTTGACTTTCACGAGCAGGTTGGCTGCGTTCTTCTTGACGAAGCTCTTAAAGGTCGTCTTGGTTGGGCGGTTGGTGTTGCGTGCGCTGTTCATACTTTAACTATATTCCAACGCTGCATTGCTGTCAAGACTAAAATGACCCGCCGCGCATTATTTTTT